TATCTACTCCTATTAAGCGTCAGCAAATGGCGTTACTAAAGTTCCTGAACCTAGTGTAATACCTTCTACTGCATACTTAGCAGAAGCTATAGCAGTAACTCTAATAATACTACCAGCTAATCCGCCCTTAGTAGAACCGTTTAAGGTTATAACGTCATTACTTGCACCTGAAATAAATGTTTTACCTGTGGCATTGTTAACACCAGTGTAAAGTCCACCTACAAACTTATCAGTTCCATCAGTTTTAATATCCATATCTGTAGCTGCAGTTTCTACTACAAAGAAGAAACTAGCTCCTAAGTTATTAAGTTGATTAGGATCTGTAGGATCTGATGGTGTAGTTGTAACTATACTGGGTAGTGTGAACTTACCATCAGCATCGTTAGTGGTTAATACCTTACCAGCGTGTGCTGCTACTGTAAGTGAAGTGTCAGCTGTTAAGCTAACAACAGACGTGCTTCCTGCTGTTATAAAACCAGCTAATGATTTGACTGGTCCTGAAAATGTCGATTTTGCCATAATTTCCTCCTTTGGAAATAAGTTCTATAGTCTTGGCTTGTCTGCTAGGTCAGTCTATAGAACAATTTGTTATCCTAGTCATCTCGATTGTATAACAGATATTATTAAAAATGAAATAAAAAAAAGGGAGCATAAAGCTCCCTTTTCTTCGAGACGTTCTCTAGAACTTACGCTCCTTGAGATGCAAACACTGCTCTTGGATTTGAGAATCCAAATGAGTATCTTTCTCTAGCTTTGAATCTGACATTACCAGTATCAAAGTCACCTTCCATAGAAGTTGAAAGAGGAGATCTCTCAAAGTGTTTAAACCCATCTGGGCAGTCTGTTAACAAGAACCAAGCATCGTTGTCTGTTAAGAAATGGTTAACTGAATAACCTTCAGGAACCATGCCCTGATTTCTAATAGAGTTGATGTCGTTGTCTGATGTTCCTGTTCTTCCCGGAGTATTTAATATCCTGTCAGCCACAAACTGAAGTTGTGGTGGAACAATCAGCTTTCTTCCTTGCATAGCAAGGATCATGCTTTTATCATCAGTAAAAGTTGATATAGCAATCAACGCATCTTCCAACGAAGTCTCATTTAAGTCAGTAAAGGTACTTGGTCTATTGCTTAAAGTTCCTCCACCAGCTAGAGGGTGAGATGTGTTTACTAATGAAACACCGTCTCCACCTGTAAAGCTAGATGAGAAAGCATTATTCAATACAGCAGCAGCTTTTACTTGCTTAGTATGAGCCATAGATCTCGCTAACGCCTTGGTATATCTAGCTCCCAAGCGGTCATAAAGATTATCCTCTATTGCTTCTTCTGTAAGAGCAAACGCTAAAGCTATGGTTTCGTGTGAATACCTAGCAGTGAAACCTTCGGAAGCTGAATCAAATTCAACAGCGTTTCCTTCTGCTTTCACTTTGGCATTACCAAAACCAACGATCAATGTTTCCTCTTCAAAAGCTCTGTCCGAAGACTCAGTTTCAAAGATTTCAGCATGTTCGTTTTCGTAGCGGTCATACTCCATTCCAAACAAGGCGTTTAGCCCTGGTTCTAGCTCCTTGGCTAGTTGTGATCGATTAATCGCCATTACTAAACTCCTGCGGTTTGAGCGTAAAAATGCTCGTTAATTTTAACAATCATATTGACGTTAGTAGAAAGAGTTCCTGTTCCTAGAGCGTTATTCTCTGGATCATTAGAAAAACCAACAATTCTACACTGAGCTGTACCTGTAGCCATAGTGCCACTAAGATCTACATTAGATCTACCAGTGGTTGTACTACCAGCAGCGTAAACAATGTCAGCGTTTAGGCCAACAACTGTTTGTGTAACACTACCCGTAGCAGCACTTTGAACTTCAAATAAAGCATCAGGATCGTCAACTATGAACCCAACTGCATCAGAAGTGACTTCACCGTTCGGAAAGAAAGATGAAAATTGCACCTCTCCTGCTGAATCAGTATATCTGCACCCCTGAAAGACTCCCAATAATAAATCGCCAGCAGCAGCAACGGCTATGCCGCCTGTGTTAACCATTTTTACCGGGTCGCCTGTAAAGATACTTCCGGTCGTACCTGAAAGAATTCTATACTCAGTAGTACCAGTGCTGTTAACACTGCTTCCAAGTTTTCCTACAGGTCTTAAACCGAATTTAGCATTTATATTTGCCATAGTAGTTTCCTAGTTAATGTTTATTCTAGATTCAGTAATTACTTACTTCCTCCACCAAAAGTAACCTTTGATGACACTTTACTTGAAATTGGCATCGCAGGATTCTCTTCACGCATTAGGTCGTTCTCCACGGCATTCATTTGGTTTTGAGTTTGTTGTTCAAAATATTGATTTCTTTGATCTGCGATTTCTTTGTCAATCTTGCACAGTATCAACCCACCCACACCAATAACGCCAGCGTGCCGACCATCATCGACTGTAGGAAGATCGTGAAACCCAGATATTTCTTCAGGCTTTACCGGGACGAATCCTTCACGAAATCTTTTTGAGACATTCGTTTTGTCATCTTGTCCTAGCACAGACTCTCTAATCCAATGATAAACTAAACCTTGAGCTTCAGCCTGTTTAACGGCTTCTTCTGGCAGTTCTAGAGCAGAAGGCATTTTCCAGACTTTTGGTCTTTCGTCTTTAGCTCTAGTGTCAGAACTTCTTGAAGCTCTAACATCTTCATCTTGAATCACTGTTTCTTTATCTTTTGTCATGATCTTTCTAACCTCGCTTTTTGTATTGCGTAATCTTTAAATGACACTCCAAGTTTCTTAGCTAGTTGCTGTTCGCTCGGTGTCAACTCGATACGATTTTGTTTGCGTCCTGTCGATGTATTGCGTGTGGCTGAAGCGACTGTTTGGACGGGTTTTTTGTCAGCTTCCACGTTAAATTTATGAGGCAACTCTTGTCGCACTCTGTTATTTAATTCACTATAGTATTCATCAGACTCAAGGTCAAACCCTTCGTTCTCTAATTGATTGTGAATTGCAAAAGCAACTGAAGTTGCAATTTGATCTTTTCCAAACCAAGTGTTTTCTTGTGCCCATCTTTTAGCATTGTCTGAAGGATCTTCATACTCTTGAACTGGTTGTTGTTGTTCAAGGTAATCTGTTTGATTTTTAACTTGTTCGTTATAGGCTGCTTCTTGTTCTTCATACCTTTTTTGGTCTTGCCTATATTGTTCAAGTCTAGCTTTATCTGAAGTAGCCATCGTTAAAGCTTCTGTAGCTGTAGCTATTGCATCAGGATCCTGGGACTCAGTAGCTGTTTTTAAGGCTTGTCTTGCTAAAGTTATTTGAGATTCAACACGATTTGTAAATTCATCTCCATAACTATTTTGAAAAGACTTTTGAGATTGCCTTAATTGCTCATTTTGTTCTTTTAACTCTTTAGCATATTGAACGGCCATCAACTCCCTTCTTTGAAACTCTTTGGCTTGTGCTACTGCTTTGTTAATCCTGTTTTGTGCAAGAGATGCTCTTTTCTCTATATCTGATTGATCTTTAGCTTTTTCTTCAACTTGAGGAGAAACTTCAAAATCTTCTTTTATTTCATCCTCAGTTACAGGAGTAACTTCTTTGTTTTGATCTAAATCAATATTTACAGACTCTTCCTGAACCTCATCCTCTACTCTTCTGTGTTCAGGGACTGCAGCTTTTTCTATTTTTTCATCTGTAATTTCTACATCTATGTTTTGTAACTCTTCAACATTTTGTGCTTCTTCTGCCATTATTTACTCCTATAAAGATTTAATATCGTCTGGGTCTAAAATAGTTGCTATCACTTCATCATCATTAATAATTCTAACTTCATGATCATCTTCTAATCTAAAACGAGTTCCAGCATATCTACCTATCAGTATCCAATCTCCCTTTTTACACCAAGGGTTATCACCAAATTTATTTTCATCTTGATAGGCTAAAGGTCCTAATTTTAAAACATAGCAAATGACTGTAGACAAAGCTTCTCTATCTACTGTTTCTTTTACTAATTGAATTCCAGCTTCTGTAACCCCTTTGCCTTTGTAGGGTAAAACTAACAAACGCCACCCGGATGGGTTTGGCATTCTGTCTAGTAGGGATTTGTTTAGTAGTTCTGGATTAAGAACTCTTTCTTCTTGTGCTACAAAAGCTTTATCTAGTTCTGAAGATTGCTCTAGATTATCTTTTGCAATGTTTTCTTTATATTCTTCAAATTTTGTTTTTGCGACTTTTTCATTCATCGATGTTATCCATATGCAGCGTTTCTCTTAAATCTTCTCTGAGAGAGCGAATCGCTGATAACTCTCCCATCAGGTATTTGTAATCCTCCATCGATTTTATATTGCCACTCGCAATTATGTCAACTGCGTTCTTTTCTCTTTGGTCTAAAGTCTTAAAAAAATATTCTGCTAAATTTACAGCATCCATTGGCTCTCTCCTGCCTATGTTAGTTTATCTTTCTCTAGGATTTACTCGCATGATTGGTCTTGTTAAGCTTGGTCTAGTGCCGAACTTTGGAAGTGTGGGAAGTGACACAGAAGGTAGTGATGGCGCAGAAGGCATAGGTTGAGGCACAGTTGGAGGAACTATAGGTGCTGGAACTGATGGAATTTTAGGTGTAATACCATACTCCGCTAAACTAGCATTAACAGCTTCCATATCAATGTCAGGTATTTCTACTGTTTGACCACTAGGTAGCGTAACAGGTTTCATAAGTGCTGGCATTGGAAAATAACTATCAGGTTCGACTGCAAGTTTAGCTTCACCCGGCAAAGTTCCACCTTGTGTTGGGTCAAAACCAGAACCTACTGTTTCTACTGGAGCTGGTGTAGTAACAGGTGTTCTTCTTGGTGTTGGAGTTGTTGCACCACCTGTATCTTCATACTCTAAAAATTTATC